ACAGAGAGGGTTAGCGGCTTGAAAATATAGACATGACCATAGCCAAAACCCACGAGATGTAGGTTTCCTTTGCCGTACTCGGCTCTCCATTTGTTAATGGTTTCGACTGTAGGAGGATTCTCTCCCTCTGCCATGAGCGCAAAAAGCTCTTTGCGAAGAGTACCTGCGGGAGCTTCGTCGTCTTCAATAAATTCTCCATGGCTATTGGATTTCGGAGTCTCTTTCTCCGCGGCATCCTTTGCCTCTTGCTCTAGTTTAATTCGTGCTTCTTCTTCTTTCTTTTGCTTTTTAAGCAAAGCGGCTTCTCGTAGTTGTGCCAGCTCTTCTTCAATTCCGCTACTCATGAAATGCCTCCGGTCTTAGTTGTTCCAGGGAATCTGTACTTGCCATCGCTGTAGTACTCTTTGACTCCCGTTCCAAGAGATTCTATGTTTCTAGCAAAGAACTTATATTCTTCGACGATAGTATCTTCGTCTATTCGTATCCCGACTCCTCGCCCAAGAATAGTAGCACTTTTTAGCAGCACATTTGTCACGCCACTATAATCAGTCTCTACTTTTCGCTCACCGAATGTAATCTTGATATCTAAATCGCCATAATAATCATGCAGGTTCTGAGTCCTTCTTGGACGAACAAAATCGTCACCAGGCCAATAGATACTTTTTAAATCTTCCATCATCTTTTTGCCGCCAGCATAAGACTGTTCATATTGGAAGACTAAGTTGTCTAATGTTTCAGACGTATTCTGCTCTTTTACAGATAAATGCTCTTCAAAAAAATTACTAGCAGATGTACCGCGATCGTCTTTGAGTAACCAGTATAGATAGTCCTGATGTACGTAATTGATAATGAACGTACCCTGGACGACGACCTGACCTCTAGCTACTGCATCAAAGAAGCGGCTGCTATATCCATAGACAGGTATCTTGCTTTCCCTGGCCTCATAGCTAATACCTGCACACTGTATAACAGGCTTGCCCTCTATCTCTAGAACGACGTTGGCACCTGAGAAGTATTGATAGCCGTACATTATTTACCCGTCCATTTGCTTGCATACATTTCGTAGTTTTCTAACCGATCTGTATAGAGCTTATTCATAAGCTCTCTGTCCTCTCCAAGATCTTCTGAGCTTGCATTCGTATCGCTATTTAACAAATCAAGGAAGCTTTGTCTGCTTAGTGGCTTATAGTCATAGGCTACGAAAGAGAGTGTTATCTCTGTGGTTGTATCATTGACTGAGATGACAAGTCCCTCGTCTATGAATTCAATGCCTCGTAGATAATGGATAAAGCCTTCGATTTCTACCTGATAGCGAGGAAGATTTTTATCGAGATCTTGCTCCGCCATAGAGAAAGCCTTTGCCCAATCTTTGTTCGTTTGGTGATGAGATAAACCCGCATCAAGACTGTCTGCGACTTCTCGGCTATATTCATGGACGTTTAGATGCCCTCCCCCTTCCGATACGATAGGGCCGCCGAACATATTCCCATATACCGCAGCTTCGGATACTGCTGTAAGTAACAAATCGAAAGGCGGGAGAGTCGCCGCCAATCTACTATAAAAACTAGCTACTTGGAATTTTCTATCAGTAATAGCCTGGTCGTAATTTGTATAGACGCCAGATCTGGTCTTATCGGGGTCGTCTGGATATAAAGGAGACCCATAGTCTCTAGGCGTATTCATTGTTAAACGAACCTCTCCGATACCAGTCTGGTTGTAGTCTATAGACCAACCATCGATAGGCCCAAGCCTTCCTGCCTCAGCAAACATCTCGAATACTTTCTGTAAAGGATGCCCATCTAAAACAGTCAAAATTATTGTACCCGCAATAGTTCTAACGCCTCTCGACATGCCAATCATATTGCGATGTCCAAGTGCTCTTGCTTGCCCCTTAGCCTCATGGACACTGATAGAAATGGTTTGGATAGTGTCTAGTTTTCTAGCAACAGCTCCATCTAAAGAACCAGGCAGCATCGCGTAAACTGCCATATCGGCTCCGCTAAATGCCGATCGCCCAGCTATTTCAGCTAGAGACACTCTCTTCCTATTGGTTTCTATTTCTCGCCGTCTTGCTTCTTTAGCGGCTATTTCTTGCTCTTCCATCTCGGCTTCTATGATAGGAAGATTGTTCGCTAACCGATCTGTAATTGACTGCATATCGCTACGTCGTTCGCGGGCTTCTCTCCGATCATCTCTCTTCTGTTTGAGATTCTTTAGAAATGAATTTGGCATTTGTACCTCTAAAAGAAATGAGGCGGCAAGATAATCTTACCGCCTCAGTATACAGACCGGACTTTACTGAAACTACTACGTAGCTGCAGTAAAGTGGCCTTCAAGAGCACCAGTAGCTTCGTTGACGTTCCATCGACCGAGCTTCTGCCAGGGGAGAAGAGTGCGGCAGATGTAGTTCATCTGATTCTCTAGTTGCATGTCATCGATAGAGAAACCACCACCTTCGGTCATGATTTCAATTCCATAGATGCGCATGGTTGCAGCCCCGCCATACTCATTTTGAGCAATGATAATTGCGTCAAAAGGAGGAAGCTGGTCTGCGTACCAGGCATCCGTAACTACATAGTTAGTCGTAATAACGTTAGCTGCAGAAGTGAAGCCATCGCCACGGCTGATGTCATTAGTATCGAGAGTATCGAGCAGATCGCTACGAGTAGCTTTTAGCTCATCTTTATCAGCCACGAATTTCATGCCATTAAAAGGCGACTTCTTAATCATGTGCTCATCGAACATGAGCGATACAAGAGTGCCTGCGATACCACGCTTACCACGAGAGAACCCTACAGGATCAGCAGTACCGAGCACATAGTTAGGAGCCTTCTCGCGTCTTACGGCATAAGAAAGAGCCTGCAGAGTGCCACTCGTCGAGCCGGCAATCACCACTCGAATATCGGTACCACCAAAGCTATTGAAGTGCTTAGTGGCTAGCTCTAGTGAGCTCATCCCAGATTCTGCCATACCAACCTCCTTGCGGTTTTATCTAACACCTACACACTACGCATCCCCACCATCACGAGATAGAGTCATCTCTACAGTGATTGTCTTAAGGGTGCTGGTAGGCACCATCTTAACCTTCACAGTCAAGCGACCCATGATACGGTCCTCTTCAGAATAGCTAAGCTCAAAGCTCGCGCCACTGTGATAAGGGGCATCACTCTTACCCATTGCACTGAGGAATTGATCAATGTCGCTCTGGAGCGTCATGATGATGTTCGTATTGAAAGGGCGGCCAACATATCGACGAGCAACAGAGCGGACGCCGTTCATGATGACATTGACTGAACGCATAGTGGCGAGAGCAGTGTAGTCGCTCATAGGATGAGCAGCAGTCTTTGCGTTGATAAGGCCGAGGGCTCCGCCGCCCATATCCTGGAGACCAGACATACGGAGAAGAGCAAGACTGTCCTTCTGAGTATTGTGAATTCTAGGCTCAAGGTAGACGCCAGGAAGACGACCGCGCTCACCAATGGGCTCTTCGTAAGCAGGGATCTGAGTAAGAAGCCCAAGGACACTGACGTTGATAGGGCCGCGATAAGTAGTCCCACCGTCGAATCCATTGGAATGGACAGGCCAGCTATAAGTAACCCAAAGATGCTTGCCCAAATCAACAGGCTGGCTATTAGAGTCCAAAAGCTCGTCGGTATCAAGAACGCCGTAAGAGTTAAAGCCGGGGATGTTCTTATTGCCGTTTGGCAAATCGACGCCCTTGGTCTTGATGATGCCGCCATAGATGAACCCATTCTGATTGTTATCAGGATCAGAGAACATCGCATTGCGATAAGCAGAATGGCCAGCAATAAGCTTAAGACCGAGCAACCCAGCCCCGTTATCAGCAGAGCTAGCAATACCCGACTCTAGGCCGATGTCAGTGTAAGTGGGAAGATCACCAATCCAGTCTGCAATCTTTGCACGAGAAAACCCAGAAGGCCCCTTCGTAGAAAGAGTTCCCAGCATAGACTTCCAAGAAGTAGATGCGCGATGACAGAAATCGCCAAGCTGGTTAAGGAAGCTAACCTCTCTAACCTCAAGGTCCTTGCCAGCCAAGAACCGGGCCAAAACAGCAGCAGGCTCTTTGTCACCAGTCAACTGACGATGAGTTACGAAGCCACCAGCGACAGGACCGTTACCTCCGATTAGGGAAGTCGCTGCAATAGCAGAGATATCTCCAACCGTGGGGGAAGCGGCCACAACCCACTGCGAAGCTACAGGGTGCTCGTTAATAAGTTCGGCTGCATCATCATCGGAAATACCGGTGGCGATATCACCACTAAGAGTAATAAGCATCCCGGCAGAGCTACCGGTTACTGTGATCGAAGCAGGATCGGAATCTTGCACAAACGCGATCTGGATGTCGTTTCCACCGAGACCTGGCTTTACTGCAGTAACAGTTAGCCCGCCAGCAGTAACTGCTGCTTTCACGAATGGAGTTACAACTAGATCTGCAAAGAGAGTCTTACTCTCAACAAAGTAAGTGTAAAGCTTGCCGCGATAGATGTATTGCCAGACATAGCCAAGCTGATCATCTGGGCCATCAACTACTTCAAAAGAATTGAAATAGAGGCCCTCGGTCCAAACGGCTCCATCATCTGCGATATTTTTGCTGTCTGCGAATATCCCAAGAGGAGTGACATAGTCTGCATCATTGTCATCGAGACCTGCATAAGCAGAGTTGAGCGCAGCGTAACGCTCACAAAGAGTCATGCTGACACCGTCGTCCCCATCGTACTTCGCGATAGCAGTAACGCCAGAGCCAAAGTCTGAAACTGCGACACTAGAAAGAGCAACGAAAAGGCTGGTCGAACCAGAGGCAGTTGCAGTAGTGTTCGAGAGCGCGAGGCCATCGTCCTCGATATCAATAAGCTCGGTATTGATAGCATAGATCTCAAGGGTGTCGTAGACCCAGCGCTCATCACGGATATCGTAAATGAGGTAGCGATTGGCAACACCGTCATTTGAAACGATAAGAGCATAGCGCTCAAGAATCTCATCGTCTCGGTAATTGGGTACAACCGTGATCGAGCCACCAGCAGCATCTTTGAAAATAATCTTGCTCTCACGACCACCAATGCGCATAAGACCGACGTTGTCAGCCCTCTGTGCATATAGCTCGAAGAGACCTTTGGTAATCTCGGAGGTCTTACCATAGTCTCGCTCTACAGAACGAATAGAGGTGACAGAATAAGTCTCGTTGGTAAGACCAGAGGTCGCCGTACCAAGAAGAAGAATGCGGGGCTGTGAGCTAGTACGAATGGTTCGGAAAGAGCCATCCGTAATCTCAGCAACTACACCAGGAATGTTGTCATAAGCCATGTTGCTTATCTCCTACGGAAACTGTTTGAACTGTATATCAACCCGCCGAATTGCGGGATGAGCTACGAGATCATACTCATACAATCTAACAAAATAAATAAGACTACGAAAGTGCATCATCTGCTCCCCCTGCTTCCAGACGGCGTCTGTGCCGCGACGAAGCCAAAGGAACCTGTCTGCTCCCTGCATCTTAAAGATATACGTTTGTGAATTAAATAGTCTCTCCAACCAGAGAGCATATTTGTCTGCAAGGGTGTTCGACTTGGACCAGCATTGAAATTCAATTTCCTGGTCTATCGGTCTAGCTCTTAGCTGAATAATTTCATTTGGTCTTTGAGAAATAGCCGTGTCTGCAAAAGGAATAACAGCTCTTTGAGGTCTAGACTGACCGTCCTTGCTTAAGTTTGCAGGCTCTCTGCTTAGTAGTCTCGTAGCAATTACGCCATTTTCAAATGTATAGAAAGCCTCTGGCTGATACTCTTTCACAAGACGAATTCTTTCAGCCTCTACGATGCCGCCTTTCTCTTGCGCAACATCGATAATATCCGATGCTACTTGAAAAAATCCTTCAAGATCAATAGCGTTCGGTATCAGTTTATTCGCATTTGGAGAGAAGGGGTTTAGAATGCTGCTAGCGACCGTGCCGAGCCTTCTGTTCTCCCCAACAAGTTCAACTGATAGAACTCTGTTGGGGTCTAAGTAGCTATCATCTATCGTCTCGGTAATATATTTTGTGCTCATTTAGGTGTATCCGTCCTTATCGCGTCATCTTCTCTGCACATGATTTTAATATATTCGATTCTTCCATCATCTAATCTATATTTATTAATAGTCTGTGGTTTATAGATTGACTCTCTGACATAGGGCTCTACAGGCCGTCCTTCTGTATCTAATACCATTTCTATAATTTTATCGCCGTAAGTAATGGGTACATCATATCTTAAAAAGAAAACTTTATATTCCACACGAACTTCGCCTGGTGGCATGAATACGCCCTTCTTCGTTAGGCCAGAATCTGGCCCAGTATACATGCTGTAAACGAGCTGCCATTTTTCATCCCAATAATAACCTTCACCTAGGCAATAGGGACAATCGATATCAGGCTCATTATGGAATTTCTCTCTACAAACGCATCTTTCAGGCTCGCCATTAGGCTGTCGTCTTAGATTGCGGATTACAACTAAATGTCCGTGCCTAATATTTCTATCATCTCCATATAAGAGCTGATCGAATTCGTTTCTTAGATCTAGCTCTCCGGCTCGTCCGCTCCCGCCAGAGTGAATAGAGCTTCTAAACAAGCTACGAGTTTGATAGGCGCCATACAGAGAAGGTCTTCTGCTCATTACTTTTTCCTTCCTGAAAAAGCGAACTTACCAAGCGTATATTTGTTTTTCGACGTTTTACTATTTGTACTCGGCTGTTGGTAATTATTATGAGATGGGTCTAGCCACTGTCTTCCTGCGTTGCGTCTATTGGGGTCGTTTAATCCCTTGACACCAGACTCCATGCCTAAGCCTTGGCCTGGCACAATGCAAGCTCCTGCATTTACAACCCTCCACCATTCTGCTCTTTGAGATCTGATGTAATTCAGAGTATCAACATCTATTCCGCTAGATGTAACAGCTACTGTATTGCCTACATTTTTCCTGTGGATAGAGAGATCGCCCAATACTTTAGACGTTCCGTCTGGCACTCCGAAACCAGAAGATGATGCACCGCCAGGAAGCAGTAGTGCCCTGAGTGCAGTATCAAAGGTAACGAACTTCGCGCGGGCATACTCTAGGTCTTTACTATTACAGTATGTAGGCTTTTGTATGAAGTCAGCTTCCTGGCTGCTCCAGTGAAGCATTAAGGCTAGGGTCGTGTCTGGAATGTAATCTATCCAGGTACCTACCTCTAGCCTAACTAGGTCAGGCGATGCGTAGAAGGGGGATAGCTCTGTTAGAAAGCTTAGAAACATATCCTCTTTCAGTGACTTGTATTTAAGAGTGACTATGTCGGGAATAGTACGAATCGAAGAGTCCAGCTCGACGACAACAAGCTGATTGCCAGACAAAGTCTGCGATACAATATTCCCGCCAATTGCCACCTTAAAAGACAAAGTGACATCCGCAGTCACTCCATCTATCGTACCTATCCAGTAATCAATCCAAGGCCCTTCCTCGCTACCTGTTGGAACGAGATAATCTAGCTTATAAAAGCCTAGTCCTACTGCAACAGGTACTAGCGGGCCAATTGCACTAGCGTAAATCCCTGTGAGAATTTCTTCTTCAAGAATCTCATCTGAGATAGATGGCGGGTATAAATAGACATTGGGCAATACATCTGTGTTTACGAGATTACCTCTATCGTCCGTTACAACAGAATATAGAGACACGGTTTGCCCAGTCAGTACAGCATCGCGCCCATAGATAGCCATAGCTAAAACTCTATTGTTAAAACGTTATTGATAAGAGTCAACTCTGTCTGGAGCTGCACTACTCTTTGAGATACACCGGATACTCCGAGCGCAGGATGAAGCCATACTTTAACAGTATCAGTTGTAATACTCAGGGGATCTACATCTTCGCTAAAAGTAATAACAATCTGATTCGTAGAGGTTGATACCTGATAAGAATCGTGCCGAGGATCCATCTCTAGAACTGTTAGATAGTAAGAGCTTTCTGCTGCCGAACTAAACCCTGGTGGCAGTACGGTTATGGGCGGCAAACAACTTGCCGGAGTGCTTGGGCTTTCAGGTGCCGTCATGTAGGCACCGTCACCTGTAGTAAAAACAATTTGGGAATTCGCCGAGAGGTACTCTGGCGGAGATACACTGATAAAGAATTTGTCTCCTGCAACGAATCCACTTCCGGCAAAACGTAGTTGAAGACCGTCTTGCAATAACCTGAATCTTCTTTGCGTAATAAGCCCTATACGAGCTGATAGAGGTCCCTCTGACAGGTAGTACCATTTATATTTTGCGCTTTGAATATCGCCATTAGAAGTGATTTCTACCACTATCTGATCAGGGGCAATGCCTCCGTATTTGCCGTAGATCTCAACGGTACCTATTACAGAGCTATTCGCAGGATCTGGAATGACATCGAATACAGTCCTGCTAGAAATCCCACTGTCTATAGACTCTGCGTTACCCGTTACGAAAAGGGTGTAAGCCATATTCTTATCAAGAGGTTTTTGCGGCGTGATGATGATTTTCGAGGCTACTCCCAACAGTACCTCGTCTGCTCTTGAGGCTACTACTGGCTGCGGCGACAATACGGCATGTGTAATAGCGTCCACATAAACAGTCTGCAGAACTACAGGAACGATACCTTTCATTTGCGGACTAGACATTAAGTACTTCGTCTGGACTGTACTTTCATACAGCTTGACAGATCTATCCACGCCTGTCGTTCTGTCTCCAGAGTTCCCAAACAAAACAATATTGTGTTTCGCACTATCAAGAGTAATTCCTTGATCGAAAACTAGTTCAATTTTCGACCCTATAGGAATGCCTACATCTTGGTTAGCGGGATAGGTCTGCAATAAATTTGGAGATGCCATTCATAGCCTCTAGCTCAGAGTCGTCTTCAAGATTAATAGTTTTCTCTTGAATTTGTTCTTCTATGTTTTGAGTATTCTTATCAAGAGGTACTTCATAAAAAAATACTTCATCAAGAATCCAATCATTCATAGAGTTGTTCCTTGTAAAGAAAAAGGGCGGCCATAATGACCGCCCTTAGTTTATATCATTTCTAGAGATTAGAGAACAGAGCTTAGATCGGCATCTGCCGCAATCTCAGAAGTCACTGCAGTAGTAGTAGCTTTGATAGTTCCATCCCAGTAGTTCTTGGTGAGGGGGATGTTCTTCAGAACGCCAATCCCTTGGCCATCGTTAAGGACCGCGAAGCCATAAGACTCGCGAATCTTAACCTTGACAGTCTCCACATCCTCATTTCGCCACTCGACCATAACGGGATTCTCATCTACAAGATGGAAACCGATATTGCCAGACGACACAAGGAAAATATCCCCAAGGCCAGAGTCGGCATCAAAAGGCATGAAGGGGGATACAACGATGCGGAAGGGGAATGGGAAGTAGGAAGGAATCGAAGGAGCAGCCGTCATGCTGTGCTCGCGCCCAACGATGCCAGTAGCCTTCTCTCCAGAAGGAGAGCCGCCGGGGACAACGATGTTTCCGCGAGAAGGACCGGTAGCGCCGAGAGCGCCATTCGACCAAGGATCTAGAGGCCCGAGGGTCCCATTGGGTCGCTGGAAGAAGGCCCCTCCACCATGAGCTAGCATCATGTTCTTGAGCACTGGGTCGCCCATAAACAAGAAGAAGAACTGGGGGCTAAGAAGCATCGTGTCATAGGGGAAACCTTCCTCTTGACCATGGATCATTGCTTTAAAGAGATCTTCGAGAGTAAGTGAACCATTAGCGGCCATATCGAGCCCGCGACCGGTACAAACTCCGAAAAGACTCTTGGCAGGAGCCAGGTTGTCAAAGAGAGGAACACCAAGATTACGAAGGAAAGATGCAGCCTTAAGCTCTTTGTGACGAATAAGAGCGTTCTGCATGAGACGGATATTGTAGCCCATGATGTCCCAGGTGGAATATCGAAGAGCTTCGTCAGAGAAGGAGGCCGAGATACCCGACTTCCCGACCCAGGCAGTTTGCACTCCGCCACCGATCTGGAAGTTCACTTCGGGATACGTGCCACCCTCTTGCACATCGCCAGCCGTCACTGCACCGAGAGCCCCCGCAAGGGCCTTGGTCTGCATACCGGGGACGTTAATCTTATTGAAAAGACTAGTGAGAACCATAAGGGGCTCAATAGGCTCACGAAGAATAACTTCCATAGAAGCAGCGAGAAGGGGCCGAATGTTTGCGGTGGTAATAGCATCCTTTGCTTCTTTAACAGAAGACAGAAGAAACGATTCCCAACCAATTTTCCGCTCACCATCCTCAGTGTCTATTTTCCCGCTGTTGCGGAAAATGTTAGCGATGTACTTTGCGGCCTTATCCTTGTCATCAGGAACAACAAAAGATTGGCTGTCTTTGAGAAGAATTTCCATGGTAAACCTCTTTAGATACGGACGTTAACGACGACGAGTTGATCAGCCACAACGGCTTCTGCATGGGTAATAAGATCGCCGAAACCCTTGGTGGCAGACCCTGGCATCCGGCTTGCAGCGGACATCCCGTCAATTTCCCAAGCAGTTTTAACTTTCTCTAGGCCCGTCTGAGGCTGAGATTGAATCTCCAGTACGCGACCCACGATTCCGAGACCCGCTGCGATTTCAGCGGTAGACGCACGACGGAAGTTAGAATCTTTGTCGATAGTCACGAAGTCGCCTGGCTTAGCAGGGCCGGCAAAATAAAGGAAACGACTCGTATTTGTGGGGCTGGCCATGTAGTAGCTATAGCCAAAAGTTACTGCGACGCCTGCTCCAACGAGAGTTACCCAGGTTGCCTGATTGAGGAACAGGACACCGTGCGCTTCGTCCAAGAACCAATCGCCTTCTTTCGTGACAAGCGAAAGTGCAGGACGCTCGCGAACGAGGACCCCGCTACGGCTGCAGGAAATTGGAGTCCGGTCGGTATTCTTGGCGACATGAACATTGGACCCAAAGGTAGTGCCAGAGCCAAGACCAATCGCCACTACATGAGGGTTAGCTGCAACAGCCTCTTTGTAGCGAGAGATTTGGCCAACGTTCGCAGTGTTCCAGTACTCGCCAAGATTGACGAATTCCCCTGCGCTGTATACCTCAGTAGCCATGCCGTTCGCAGTCCAAGACTCTGCGGCCATAACCTGTAGCCCAGCGTGAGGCATTCTCATCTGGTGTTCGGTACGGAACATGACGAGATGCTGCTTATTGTAGTTATGAAAACGCTGGTCCCCTCGCTCTGGGGTACCGGCATATACGAAAACATTAGAAGTAATGATTCCGACAGGCTGAGAGATGAAGTTGTCGATAGCAGCACGAACATGAGCATCAGTAGATGCAGGCAAGCTGCCGCCGGCGTCAGCATACTCTTGGAGATCAATAAGGCCGCGCTCAATAAGAGCATTCGCGACCTGAGCGCCAGTGTAGTTGATGGTGACTCCTTCAGCTACGTATTGGCCAGTCACAAGATTCAGCACCTTATACGAGCCGTCTACAGGGGTGTAGGTGAGCACCGTCGCTGCGGCTGCACCAGCACCATAGCCAGTCCCACCAAGCTTAATTTTAAGCCCTGCAGGGACAATCTCGCTGCCTGCGAAAGCTACTGGCTTACCAGTAGAGATAACGAAAGCATCGCTGCCTGCTTCGGTGTTGTACTGCGTCCAGACAACGGGAAGCCAAGCTGCAGGTCTCCACTCGCCGGCGGGAGCTTCGACCTTGTCTTGTACGAGGTTATAGGGCTCAATAGAGTCAACAATATCTTCACGAACGCGATATTGGGGAGTGTAACGATCCATAGGCATATCTATCTCCTACTTACTGATTAACAATTAGATTGAAAGCTTTGCGCGAAATGTATTCACGTTGACCTTCTAAAAAATCACTAGCGGCAGAATTACCACTAATATCTTTAATAGCAAAATATCTACGAGCAATCTGTGCGTCATATCCGTCTACAAGAGTATAGTTAAATTCCTTTTCATCTTCTCGTTTTGGGATAAGAATACTTTTCACAGAATCTGCTGTAATTTTCTCTTCTGCAGAAGTACTCTCTGTTCCATTCTGTTTCTTATCAATAAATACTAGCATTTCATCCAGAGCAAGAATCAGCTCTTTGCTTTGTAGCTGTATGCCTTCTTTCTCTGCAAAAGAAAGGACCTTAGCCGTCGCGTCTTCGACCACTCTCTTATGCTCCTGCGAAAGAGTCATAAACATATCTTCTAGAGTTTTGAAGTCATTTCTGAGAGAAGTAAGATCATCGGTAAGAGTCTCTACGCTGGGGAGAAGATCTTGGGCACTAGTCTCTACAACGCTTAGCATTTGGTCCTTGATACTTTTCTCTAAGCCTAAGCTTTCTATAATCTCTCGGACTACGGAAGCATAGGCATCATTATAGATTGGAACATACTTGTCGCATAGAAAGATTTGCTTCTTGGGCAGATCCTTGTCTTCAAGAAGTTGCCCGCGAGAAGCGAGAATGCCTTGCTGGGCGTAATGGATAAACTCCCAAATAAGTCCTGGAATTTGCTTAGGAGCATCTTCTTTTACACTCTCCTCTGCGTCCTCTTTTACATTCTCTTTTGCGTCTTCTGCGGCTGCTTTCGTGTCTGCGTTTTCATCGGTATTGGCGACTTCCATATCAGTCTCCTCGCAATCTACTAGGGTACAGGTTTTAACTTCAACAGGAGTTCTTAAAACAGTAGGCTGATCATCCTGCGAGTCTGAAGAAACAATACTGACAATATATCCTAAGTTATCTGCCGGGGAATTGACGACACTTGCTTCTATAGCATTGTGCCCTTTTGCGATGTAAAAGTATGGATTTTCGTCTTCGTCTAAATCTCCGACGTTGGTATGTTCGCAGCTATCTCCCTTATGCCATGCTGCACCACAAGTCGAACAATAGGCTTCGCTAACAGTACTGCTTTGGCTAAAGGTCAAATAACGCTCATCTAGGAATTTCTGGATAGCATCTGGGTCCGTAATTTTCGCAGTTGCCATGATCTTCCCGAGACCAGGCCACATGGGGTCGTTTACAACCTTTGCATTAAGCATAGCCTTACGGATCTCTTTAGGCTCGCCGCTTTCAAACGCTGAAACGAGTGCATAGAACTTTTCATCATCATTCAAATAGCTTCGAGCTTCTTCATGGGTCGCGACATACTCGGCCTCTACAATTCGCCCAATAGGCTCTGAGTGGCTATCGTGGTTCTTAAGAACAGGCTTCTTATAGGGAGTAGTCCAACTCGTAACTCCAGCATTTAAACTGACTGGAATGTACGTCCTGTTATTAATAATCTTTCCACCATGAGAAAGATTGAACCGAATAGAGACCGCTTTCGGGGTTAAGCCCCCCATAGGATATTGCGAATCTTCCAGCTTGATTTGGAAATCTTCAGCAACAATTGTTTTATAAGTCATTAGAAATCTCCAAGTAGACGATGAAGAGCCGTAGCCAAATAGAGGTTGCTATCTATAGAAGTGTCTTTTAGGCGATTATACAGACTCTCTGTTGATGTCTTCCATCTCAGGACTTCTTCATCTTTAAGATCTTCTGGGATTGCTACTTGATAGGAATCCTTACCTAGTGTAATAGACAGGTCTCTATTCAGTTTGGCGGATGGCCTTGTCCCATGCTGGTTACTAGGCTTCGCTTTAGCTGCACTTGCACGAGCAGAGCCCGTTCCGCTTGGGCTCTTAGCTGCGCCTGGTATGCCTACTCCTACAGTCGCGACAGTTGCCTTTGCTTGCTTTTCTGTAAATGCTTTTTCCGAAGCTACTTCCTCTGGTGTTATGTTAGAAGCTTCAGCTTTGGCTAAGGCCTCGCTCGCCGCAGAGCCTGGCCCCATTGCACTGATAAGAGCATTCGGCTCTCCGTACTTTCTATAGAAGGTGTCTTCCTCTTGCTCTTTCGTAAAGGGTAGTTCGCCCAGGTCTCGTCTAGCTTCTGAATGCGTAATAAGGTTCGCTGTGTAAAGCTGTTGGCGGCTGTTGTCATAAGCAAGCTTGGCCTCATTATCAATGATGCCGAAATCAAAAGAGACGCGGTTTTTCTCATCAAGAATATCGACCCCGTTCTCTAAAAGAATCTCATCAAAAACATAAGACTCAATCATCGATTTGATATGTCGTTGAAGAGCTTCAATATCTAGCATCATAGTTTTGCTAATGGTACTAGCTGTTGACTTGTTAGAACTGTCGCCTTCGCCCATATCAACAGCAGTAGTTCCAATTGCAGAGAACACACGTTTCTTGAAGTAATCTAAGTAATAGTCAATTCGTAAAGCTTTCGATTCAGAGCCAATAGCCTCAATGCTGTGACGATGATCAGTAACGATAAACCCGCCAGGAGGAAGGTCCTCTAGAGTNTCTCGTACTGCAGTAGATTCCTTCTTACCAGTAGGGCCGACAACCTCTGGATACTGATCATTGCCAACAGAATAATGGTAGACGGGGAACAGGTTCGTCTCTATAAGCTCCTCGACGTTTTCTTCAATACGACGAAGAAGTGCGATATCGTCTAGGGCCGGATAAATATCCGGTGTAGCTACAGCAAAGCCGGGCTTCTTGTTAATTGAAAAATGGATAACATCTTGAGGTAGATACTCTTGCGTGTAGTCCCCTCCGGGAAGTTTCTCTAAGAGTTTTTTTAACTCGCCATTTTTATATGTTTTAAATTCTATGTTTTCCATGGGGATCGTGTAGTAGCCAGCAATAGGCTTGACTTCTTGGCCATCTACACTGACACGACGATTGCCAGGAGACTCATCTGAACGGATCTTCCCCCAAACACAGTTATTGTACCGAAGAAGATCTAGGGCCAATTCGTTAATGAGGTTAGAGAATATTTTCTTTGTAGCAAGCTCCATGTATCGTAGTCGGAACTTTACATACTCTAATGATTCTTGATTTTCACTAGAGAACGTAAATCCCGCCACCGTTAAACGGTCCAACTTCTTCTTAATAGCTCTGTATAAGTAGCTATCTGTATCTTGGGCTATTTGAATTTCTTTGAAGTTGTACTCCGGCTTAAACCATTGCCCTCTATGCTTGTGCGTATAAGAGATAGTTTTGGCATTAGCCTTTTTGATAAGGATGCCGCCAATACTAGTTTCTTTAGGCTTGACTGTATCTCTAGAGAAAAGTTCATCGAACAGCTCTTTGTACGCCATTAAAGACTCCTGAGATATTTAAGCCATTGCTCTGCGCTTTGATCGTTCGTTTCACTGCCGCAGAGAGGTACAACTATACCTTCATTAATTATAATGCTTCTTCTATCTGCGCTAGGCGTGCTCTCCCAGGGAAGATTGCCGCGACCATACATCTCTTCCATTGCGTCTCTCAGAGGGCTACTGTCTTCGGTAAGAATGTTGCACCAGCTCTTTGCTTCTTTCTTGCTGAAGATGAGTTTGATTGCGATAGCTAAGAATCGAATCATCTCTAAGATGTATGAAAGAAGAACAAGGCTATTTACTCCGCCACCAGAACCCTTACTGACCAGAGCCGTTACGCTGGCTAATGCCTTCTCTATCTTGGAGTGAATGTCTTCCACCCAAGAAGCAGCGTCGTTAGCCCCTACGATAATTTTCTCTAGAGGACTAAACTTCATGAAATCGTTATTCATGAAGGCTTTATCAAAAGTAATCTCGCTCGTTATCTTTTTGCGTTGCTTAGGCTCTCTTTTTGCAGCGGGCTCTTCTATGCCGTCTATAGAGTCTAGGCTCGCCATAGCCTCTCTGCCTACCGGGGGCATGGTTGATGATTCCGGGCTCGCTGGGGGCGTAACTAGCGACTCTGGAACACCCCTCCAGTCTTCTTCCGGCAGAGCTGGCCTACCGTTAGTTTTGTCTGGCCTGCTTTCTTCTTTCTTTTTCTTATCTAATTTCGTGATGGCTTCTTCTAGCTCTTGATATGCCTGATAAGACTCGTTTACAGCCTGGAGCGTTAATGATGAACACTTCAGGGGAGTGAGACTTACCTGAACAGCACTATTCACCATAGTCTCTACGCCTCTGACAATAGATAGAAGCAGAGGTCCTACGAGAGTAGTCCAATCGAGCTTTATATCTAGGAAAGCTTTTGAATACTTTTTAAACAAAGCTCGCAGGGAAAGCATAAGCAAAATCATATCTGGAATACATACCTCAGCTTCCAGTATGTCTAGGACTTTACAGATATTCTTATAGAACCCAAACTCATCGAGGTCTTTTAGAAGGGCGAGAATGGCCTCTAAGTTAGCCTCCAGCTTTTCAAGACTCGCTTCCAGTGATCCTAATATCGGAAAGATATTAATCTGGAATTTCCCACTGACTCTTAGTCTGCAGGTATTGCACTTCGCAATATAATCCGCAATAACACTATCAGACCCAGAGCTACCGCCAATATACTCAAGAAGATCTTCATCAAAATGAAGCTCATTCTTTAAAGTATCTTTAAGCTTTTCAAACTTGGAAGAAGACTTAAAAGAGGTGTAGTCCTCCTGCAATCCTTCTATGGATTCGATACTACTTTCAGCCAAACCTATCATGGCCTCAAGAGGGCCATTCATTATTGCAAGAAGACCCTCCTGAGTTCCTCCTTCAGTTGCTGCTGACTCGAACTCTCGAATAATAACGTCTAGTAGTTGATATAGATTCTCAGTTTCTCTGTTAATCATCCTCGATCCTTATTAGGTCGGAATACCTATTCTTAAGACTCAGCCCAAGCTCGATATTAGCTTTATACTCGACGGCCCTCTTAGTCGCTTCTACCTCTAAGCCAATCTCTACTAGCTTGCCAGCGGGACCTAAAGCTTTGAGTATTGGTTTTAGTATCTTGTAGAGGTCGTCTTTGTATACAAAATCGCGGCCTATTTTAGGAAACAACTTTTCATACATCTCTTCTAGAGACTCTGATTCAGAGCCCGTCTCCATGTTCATAGAGTCTTTTAGAAATCCCATTAATCACCCATTAGCTCATCAGAGCTTTCTTTCTCTAATAGTCTTTTCATTTTAAGAGCTTCTACATACATAGAGTAAGTGACTTCGGCCGTGTTCTTCCCGAAGACCTTACGAATAGCTCTTCTGAGATAGCCCCTCTTCTCGACTTTTAACGAATAGCTAAGCTCTGGGTTTGAGCCGTCACCGGTAACTCTTTTATTGATTCTTTCTTGAATCTTAAGAATCATATCTTTTGCACCGATGTATCTGTTCTTTAGCTCTTCAAGTTTTGCAAGTGCGATCTCACTCTCTTTTAAACTCATCTTTTTATTGATGTTGCTCACTTCAAATTTACTATTAGCTTCTGCTAGCTTCTTGTTAAAAGCTTTGAGGGAAGAAGCGTCAGACCCTGGTACTCTTTCTATTTCAGATACGAAAGTGTCACTGACAAAATTATTCTCTAATTTGAATTCGGGGTTAAACGATCTCACTAGATCTGAAGTAATTGGCTTTTTAAAGTCCATTAGACATTTCTCTCAAAGAAAAAGAGATCTAGCTCTATGTCACTTCTTAATTGAGCTGCAGTACCGCCCGGCACATAGGCTCTTACCCATACTGGATAATACTCTGCTGTCGAGGGCGTGCCTGTTTCACCTACGTCATCCAGAGCCAGAGTATGCCCATGACTAATAGCATCCCACTCTAGCTCTGTAGGTCTACGTTCACTTTTGCTTGTTTTGATAGACCATCCATCGTCTCGGAGTGCCGTTAGATCTCCGGCGACTAATTGCAACGTTATGTTCGTGTAGTACTTCAAAGCATTGTCGTTTCTTATGTATAAAAGCTTTTCAAATGAATCACTGAGAGATCCATTCAGATAGGCTCTAATCTTGCTGGCTGGTACAAGATTAAAATCTTCATCATAAAAGGCTAGGGCCATAAGTTCTCCTAGAAAGCAGATCCGCGATTACGATTGAACTGATTAACACTGTGCCTGTTTCTATTGCCACCGAATGCTACACCACCCAAGAGGGCTCCACTCGCAAAGGCTATAGTTTGGGCACTTTTTGTTTCTTGGACAAGTCCAGATTTTACATTGTTAAAGAAGCCGTCCTCTGCTGCACTTACCCATTCTTTTGTCATTGCATGTTCAATTCCGGCAGCAAGAAGAGGTCTTGCAGCATTCGCCCCTACACCTACAACTGAACCTGCCACAGCTCCTTGGAAGAACTCTCCTCCAGTCGCATAGCTCATCACACCACCGGCTAGTCCGGCGCCGAGAGCCATACCGGCTATGCTCATAATTTCGCCGTTATTTGTTAGCGTCTTATAGATCTTGTCGCCAAGTCCCATCTCATCTTTTCCGACGGCTCCTTCAACAGCTTTGCCAGATCCATCTGCAGCTTCTTTTGCAGTGAACTCTAGAGCTTCTTCCGCAGCCTCTGAAGATTCGCGGACAACTCTACTAGCTCCCCTTCCTCCCAACAGCTTCATCGCGCCGAAGAGTCCTCCGAGGATGCCGACCCCTATCCCGACTTTACCGAGGGTCACGTTTCCCAGCACGCCTCCTATGGCACTTTTCGTAGCTCCTACTGCCTCTCCTGCAGCATTCTCTACTTGACGTTGGCCAGATTGAAGACCTCGATTAGTTATAGCTGCTCTCAAGCCTTGCCCTGTCGCTTCAACATTCTCAGGAGATAAAGATTCTTTTGCTGCAGCCAGCCCCGAGGCTGATGTATTTTTAATTTCCGAGGCAATAACCGTAGGTGCTTGGGCCTGGGCTAAGGTATCCGCGTCTCCCCATCCTGAAGGCGCAGTTACACCAGCAGATATTTTATTCGCAGAAGGAGCAACCTCAGGGTTGCTAATAATTTTCGAGACTTCTGGGGCGGCTACCTTCGGAGCAGCGGCGACCGTGGGAGCGGCAACAGTCTTTGGGGCGGCGACCGTGGGAGCGGCAACAGTCTTTGGGGC